ATGTCTGCCTCCCCGTCCTTGCGGAAAGCCTTGAGCGCCTTCTTCAATTGCTTCTCGGGAACGGTGGGAAACTGGGGACGCATCATTTCGAGCGCTTGATCCTCGACCTCGGGGTCTTCCAGCATAGCCACCACGTCCATGACGGCATCTTGGTCGCCTCCAGCGGCGAACACCGCCTGAACGACGTCGTCGAGCGTAAATTTCTTCAGTCGGGTGGCGACTTCCTGCGTCCAGTAGACTCCGAGGATGCCCACGCCGGGTGAAGTCCCGTAAACGTTTTGGGCCAATACCTCGACCTCGGCGCGAAGTTCGGGAAGCAATTTCTGATGAAGGTAGTATTTCAGGACGTCCGTCCAAATAGCGGCCTTGCGGTTGTCCTCCACCTCGATCCCGGTTACGCGCAGGTTGGCTCGAAAGAATGCGGTGGTCGCCATGTTGACGTGTTCGTTGACCAATCTGTCTGCCAATCGGATTCGAACGTCTGACGCTCCCTCCCAAGGCGAGGGCGGGAAACCTAGGTCGCTTTCGTGCTTCCTGCCGTCCTCGGATTGCCCGTCATGGCGCGAGAATCGCACGTCGTCGTAAGTGTCCCGATGCTGGAGCGCAGTGGATGCGTCCTCCATCACCGAGCGCAATTCCTCCTGCAACAGGGGAATCGCTGGTTCTTCAGTTTTCTTGATTAACTCCTTTTCTGCCATCGCTTGCTTCCTCCACCAATTTTTCAACGTCCTTCTTCAGATAGAAGGGTTTTCCTCCACCAATATAGACGGGATGGACGATTTCGCATCGAGTCCACTTTTCGAAAGTCTTCTCCGAAATCCCCAGCCAATCGAGGACATGCCGCCTCCTAAGCAACAACCCCTGTGGTTCCCCCTCCATTTTTCCACCCTTGAACGGCAAATGCGATTTCGTCAAGTCTCAAACAAAGAATCCACCGCCTTGCCCAATCCCCCCGTCTTCTTCGCCAACTTGGCGAGCTTGTCCTTGGTGGAGGGCAGCACCCTGCAAGTGATGGACACTCGGGCATTGAGCAACTTGGGTCGCCCCGTTTGGTTCGGGCGCTTGCCGCCCCACGTTGGTTTGTCTTTTGGTGGGGTCATTGGATCAATCTCTAACGTGAAGTTTTTCACCCTTGGACATAATCCAATGGGAAGCGCAATTAGAAAAGCAAGTCGCATACACTCTATAAAGGCGCCCGTTGTGTGGCACCTTGTAGATGGTCGTGATTTTTTGCCCGTATCCGCTTGCCGTTTGCCAGCGTCCTGCTAATTGCCATTCCAATGGCGCTTGGGCGAAGTCGTCCGAAGTCGAGTCGATATATTTAATCATCGTTCGTCCTCCTCCTCAAGCCACTCGTCAAGGATGGGTATGCCCTTCTTGCGGCAAGCCTCATCATTGGCTTGATTGTGTCGGTACATCTCCAACCAAGCGATCAATTCCTCATACCCTCGCTTGAGCGCCTCCTCGTCCTCATCCTTCGCTTCGTTCGCTTCGTTCATGGTTAGTCGTCCTTTCGGGTTAAGCGTGTTTGCGGAGAAGGGCGAACGCTTCCTCTTCGGGGAGCAAGTTGAGAATCTTCGTCCCCTTTTTGGATAGAATCTCAGACAACGTTGCCACACCATTCTTTGTGCGATAAATCTTCTTGAGGTCAGAACTCCTGTATTTCCAAGATACAATTGTCTTCTCCCCTTCAACCTCCTTGAGACCGCAGACCTTGCGAAGAAGTTTCTTGAATTCTCGGCGCTCAAGAACGGATTCAATGAGTTCGTTGAAGAAGTCTTCAATGTTCCATTCGTCGAACTCCCCCTTCTTGTCTTCATCCAAACCAGTGAAGTTATTTGCAGCATACCATTCTCCCCTAGTGAAGGAAGGCAACGTCTTCAAGAAGTCGGTGATGATTTGAGGTACTTTCAATCCTCCCGCTTTCGTCAACTCCCCATTATCGAAATAATGGATGGAAAGTCCTCCTCCCCACCCATCGTCATCCACCTCGGCAATTTTCTTCTTGTTATGGTAGACGTCGGCATTCACCCCATCGCCATCATGCCCTCGGAAAGTTTTTACTTTCTTGAGGGAGAAGTCGGAATTTGCGATTAGTTGTTTCCCTTTTTGGTAATTATTCATCGTTCGTTGTCCTTTCGGTGGGTTGGTTAATGGGTTTCAACTTGATCGGTTTCCCCGCATATCCAAACGTCACCTTCGCGCCTTAAATGCTTGGGCCATTTGAAGTCGGGATTATACACGGGGCGGTTTTCATAAAGTCCGTAAACGACCTTGCCGTCCCTGTCCAAGACTGGGTTTTTAAATCGCGTGATATTCTTCAGTTGGTTGTTCATCGTTCGTTGTCCTTTTTGGTTTTTATTTTCGTGTAGCATGTGTGTCACGATTCACACTCTCGCTTATTGTTTTGCGGAAAGCAAGTATTATTTTCACTTTTCTTCACTTTTCTTTCAAAATCCGGGGAAGTGCGCAGAATAATCCGCATGAAACAGGGGTTCCCCTTCTCAGAGGGGTCGAAAATCCGGGGAAGTGCGCGTAAGGACGACTAAAGGGGGGGTACTTTAACGGCGGGACGACCTTTTTAAAATTTGGTGCCTGTAGACAACTACCAGTACCCGCCCGGATGGAGGACTCCCGTCCCCTCTTCCAAGTATTGAGGCGCCGCAGTGAAATAGTAACGCCCTATGTCGATGAAATCTTTCGTACTGCCTCGCGCGCCGTCCGCGCCCGTCCAACTCGACAAGGCGAATATCATGTTCTTGCAGGACTCGTGGACGTAGAATCTCGGCGCGTTGCTTGGATCGTCGGGGTCGTCTGCGTTGGGTCGCCAATGCACCACGTCGCTTATCATCATTATCCCCTCGTTGACCTCACCCCCCGAGGCGGGGACGAAGTGCAACCCCAAATCGTCCATTTGATCGATGAGAGTGGTCACCCCGCTCTTGGTCGGCGTGGGCGCCGCCCCAAACCTTGAATCCATAATTCTCAGATAAATTTCCTCCCCGTCCTCCACCCGCGCGATTTCCTCCCGGTAGCGATCCAAGCTGAACCCGAAAGTTTCCTGAGCGGGGCCAGCGTCACCATCCACCTTCTTGCCGGGGATCGCCCACTCACCCGCATGACCCACGCCGGGTATGTAGTCGTCCACCGAGGGCCATTCCCTGTAGCAGTAGTGCAATCCGTTCGGCGCCGCCCGAAACCACCCCATCACCCAGTTTCTTCCACTACTGGGATCAACCACCATGTAATTCGTCCCCTCCTCGGGCAATTGGTCGTCGCTTATGCAGTGACGCTCCGAAAATAATGGGAAGGCAACGGATGAGGCGCGTTGGGGTATGCCGTATGCGCGCGTGAGTATATCGTTACGCGCCGCCCCCGCGAGGGTCTTGCGCAGCGCATCGTAGTCGTTGTAGGGATTCCACTTGGTGTGGAAGTAGCAAACCTTCGCCGCTGGCCTCACGCACTGCTGAACCACGGGAACCAATTCCCCGCCCAACAATTCCGCTGGCTCGGACTCAATCGTTCGCGCCCCCTGCAAGTATGCCTTCACCGTGGGCGAATATCCGAAGATCGGAGTGAAGGTAATCATCAGTCCGTTGCGGGGATTGCGCGCGGCCCTCGTCAAAATCCTGAATCTCAGCGCCTCGATGGTTTCCAAGCCCACCATTTCGTCGCACCAAGCCAAATCCCACTCGCTACCCTCCATGATGCCCTCCGCTTTTTGGGAGTAGTTGCGAAAAAAGCATTTGCTGCCGTTCGGCCCGATCAAACTGCCTTCGGTAAATCCGTTTTTAGTCGAATAGGTCAAGTTGGTCATGCGATTTTTCTTCGCCGTCTTCCATTCCTTCGGCAAATACTTCCAAACAAGGGCTTGCTGTTGCTCGACGCTAGTCGAGGCGGTGGTGTGCATGCAGATTACGTTGGCATCCTCGTTCTCCACCAGCATCTTCACCACCGCCTTCGCTGCGTACTCGCTTTTTCCGCTTCGATTGCCTCCCATGATGAGCAATTCGCTGCAATCCTCCCGCAATTCGTCTGCCATCTTCCAATGGTCGGGTTCGAACCCATTGTAGTAGGGGTCGTCCCGTTCCGCTTTGATCAATTTCTCCCGCTCGTCGAGCAACTTCTTCAACTCGGCCTCCCCCATTGCCTCCGCTTGCCGTTTGGTGGGCAAGGAAAGCACCGGGTGGGCGCTGAAAGCGGGAGGAAGAGCCTTCACCGCTTCCCACCGGAGTACTCGACCCCGTGACCCTCGTCGATCAAGGTCTGATTCACGCTCACCTCACCCAAGGACTTGGTGTAGAGAACGCCCAAGCAACGACCGAACTTTCCCACCCCGTGACTCTCGACCACGAAGCCTCCATCCTCGGCATCCAGTATCTCGACCAACCGGGCAGTCGCAGCCTTGCCGCGAACCTTCTCCTCGTCGTCCCTAGTTCTACTCTCCGGGGCATCGATCCCGTCGAACCTTATCCGCAACTTGCGGTGGGTGCTGAAACCCAAGTCAACCATCGCGTCCACGGTGTCCCCGTCAACCACGCGAATCAATTGGGCATCATACCGCCATGCCGCTTCACTCTTCTTTTCACTCATTTCTTCTTTCCTCCCTTTTTCTTGGTTTTGGTTTTCTTTCTCGGCCCCGGCGACTTCATCAGCTTCGAAAAGAAACCTTCCATCTCCTTCATCACCTTGGCCTCCTCCTTCAAGCCCTTCCATTGGCCCATCGCATCGTCCACTCCTCTACCTACCGATCCACTCATAACTCAGTCCTCCTTTGATTGTTCCGTTATCCAAAGTCTCATCACCACTTCCCCCTCCACCGAGGACGCGCCCCGACGATCACCCATACCCTGCGTCCGTCACCCCAAGGAGGTCGCGCCTTCAATACCATGCCCGACATGAAATTCTCGTTCGACCCCACGTTCACGCGCACCTTCTCGCCACCCTCACGCAAGCACTCAACCAAGCGACGATTAACCGGGTACACTTTCACCACCTCCATATCCTCGGGTTCCTCACGCCCCACTTCCTCGTCCACCTCCATCTCGCTCTCGGGAACCCCAATCAACAGCGCAACCAAGCCACGCATCTTCACCTCGCCTCCCACCTTGTAGGTGATCCTGCCACCTCCTCCTCCTCCCTTGCGGCCCAAGCGGCCCCAATGCTCTCCCTCCTCCAAATGCTCCTTGCGCAACGCAGCCAGCTTGTCCCGCTTCAGTCCCAACGCCACCGCGAACGCCCCCTCCTCACGCGCCCAATCTCCCAGCGATTGCCTGATTATTCCCTCCTTTATTTCACTCATAAGTCTTCGCCTCCTTCTCATATTGCGCCCAAGTCATCGTGTATCCCTTGTGGAATCCAAAACATAGCGAAAATCCTCCCCCGCAATTCTCGCACTCCCCATTCAACTGAATCAAGTCGCCACGTACGCGCGAACTCGCCTCGTAATTGTCATTGCCCGGAATCTGCGCCACCGAGGTGAAATGCACGTATTCGTCACCGCACCTAGGACACGTCACCTTCCCTTCACTCATATCTTCACTCATAAGTCTCTCTCTAAAACAATATCCCAATTATCCAAAACGATACCTCCGTCCAATTCTCCAATTGCCATAACGACAACCCCATCCCAAACAACAAACGCAAGTCATCTCCCACTCACCTCTTCCTCCCCCACTCGCTTGCCCAACTTCCCCCGACTCGCCCAAAAACGATCCACCGCCAATCCTATCTTTCGCTTGTCCATCTCAGTTATCCCTTCACCATCACTCCAACTACGCTCGTCCAATTCACCCTCTCCATACTTACGCTTACTCCCCGATTTCTTGCGCGAACTTGACTTTCTTCCCTTTTCAGACATCCGTAACCAAGGCTGATTTTGATGAAAAATTCTAATGGGGCCTATCGGTTTGGCTAATGGAAGTGGTGACCCCCCTCCACCCCCCCCGCCCCTTGCGATTAGACATAATGCTTATTGTGTGAATTGTGCATAACCCTCGCAAACGGCTTGAGCATTGGGCTGGAGGAGGATCGTCGGTTTCAGTCTCAATAGGATCGGGCCAACCTTGTCTCAATAAGGTATGTCCAGTGCGCGTTTTGACCCCGGATGGAAAACATGCAACCGATAGACCACCCTCATTTTTAGAGCTTGACAGGTGTTTGAATCCGTCCCCCTTATAGTGAATACCCGGTAACCCGGCTATCCCCATAACCCCCTTGAGTTCCTGCGGAGCTTGTACTGAAAGGTTCACTTGGACTCGGCTATGGTGATTGGAGTGGAAGGAGTCTCGATGGTGGAGGTGGGAAGTTGGGCGAGTAGTTTGTTGAAGTCGGTATGTGAGACTGTGACGGTCTTCTGCGGTCTGGTGGTTTGTTCGCCTTGTAGTTGCAGGTATTTGTCTTGAAGTATTCCGTAGGCGAGTGGGAGTTTGGACAGAGGTATCGAATTGAGTTCGTTGTGAATGCGGTCTGCCATTTCGTTGACGATTATCTGTAGTTTGGTGGCGACCACCGACTTGAATTGATCGGGGGGGAGGGAGGCGATTTCGGGTTTGTGCTTCGTGACGTCGACGAGGTCGCTGGCTTGTTTGGAGATCGCTTTGAGAGAAGTTGGCGTTCTTTTGTTCATGAGTCGTTGGTTGTTGGCGTGGTGGTTGTGCATTCGCATGTATCGAGGTCTAGTTCGCAGTGTGGGCAAATGGGTGAGAGTTCGGGGTTTGGATCGGGTGGGTTGTCCCAATTGGCAGGTTGGCATTCGAATGGGTCGCTCATGATAGTGTGGTCTGTTTGTTTTGCGGAGGGTTTGAATTGACGAGTGTGAAGTATTCCTTGATTCGTGCGAAGAAGGCTTCGTGTCGTTTGTTGGAGGCGAACATGCGCTTGGCTTCGGTTTTGGTGATTTGGGTGGTGACGAGGGTGGGGAGGTATGAATGAATCCGGGCATCGAGTATTTCGAAGATGGTGGACTCTGCGTGTTCGGTGAGTTTGGTGGCGAATAGGTCGTCGATGGCGAGGATGGGGATGGATGTGATCTTGCGTTTCCAATCGCGTAGGGACTTGGAGGATCGGATGCAATGGAGTAGGTCGTCATGGAAGGCGCCGTGAAAGAAGGTGGTGATCCTGTGTTTGTCTTGGGCGAGCTTCTTGATGAGAAGGGCGAGGGATCGTGACTTGAAGGTTCGCGTGTCCCCGGTGATCCACAGTCCGATGCCCTTGGAGTTGGGCGCCCAATCGGTGATTGGTTTGAGTCTCGGTGGAATCTTGGCGGGATCGGTGTCGATGAGGGCGAGCGGCAGGAGAGGGGCTAGGAGGGCTTGCAAAGTCTGAACGGGGGCAAGGGATGGGTCGGAGTCGTAAACGCTTCCTTGGGCATTGTATGACTCCGCGCAAGGGTCACATGGAGTGTCGGGGAAGAGTGTGGCGAGCATTTTGTTGTGATAGTGAGTCTTCAGGCAATGAGGACAGGACACTTGGGTCATGGGGGCATCCTCCCAGTGGGGGAATTCGGTGACTAGCTCGGTGAACGAGGTGGGGAGGGCGTTGGATGCGGGGGCGGGTTCGGTCGCCTCGTCCTCGGTGGTGGTTGGTTCAACCAAGTGCGTTGTCATAGTCTCTGTCGGGTTCGGGTTTGTCGTCGTTGGAGAAATTGCTGCGTGTCTTGGGGCGGGGTTCGTGGATGCCGTTGTAGTTGTTGCCGATGGATGAGCGTATGCAGTCGATGACGGAATCCATGCCGTGGTCGTCCACCCACCCGGATAGTCGGGTTCGCTGGGCTTGGAGGCCGAGGGGCTTGTAGGGAGGGAGGGATCGTTCCTTGCGGTATGCGATCCATTCGTCCCAAGCGGAGAGGAATGCGAAGTCGTCCAGTTGGGGGGGGAGTCGGCTTATGGTTTCCCCCTTACCCCCTTCCTTATTCTCTACTATACTTTTACCTTTACCATTACTATTACTTGTAACCAAAGGTTTGGTTAACTCTTGGTTAGTCTTTGGTAAGGCTTTACTTAAGCTTAAGTTAAGAATCGGCTTGGTTATGCCGTCTTCGTCCATTTCGAGGCCATGTTTGTCCAGTAGTTTCAGTATGCCTCGGTGGGGTGGTTTGGCTTCATAGAGGGTGCTTCCCTGCTGAAAGAGGATGAATTTGGGTATGAGAAGCTTTCCGTCAGGGAGCGTGACCACCCTGTCCCCTAGCTCCTCGATGAGGGTGTCGGGAGAGTTCTTCATCCCCGTCAGGTACTTGCAATAGTCGTCGTCCCTCTCCCATACCCCGGCGACGTCGCAGGAGGCGCAGAGGAAAGTCCAGTAGAGCTTGGCATGGGGAGACAACCTTCGGAACCAAGGGTCGATGAATTGGTCGGAGTCGACGTATCGCTTGCTCATCTTTTCAGCCTCGCTTGCGGAACTAGGTAACCCTCGCCACGTCCGAGGTCGGTGAGGTTGGAGTCGAGAAACACTTCCTCCTTGGGAATCGCGCCTTGGTAGGCGTAGGTGGGGAACTTGCCGATCATCAGAACGTATATGTCCGACGGGTTCTTCTTCTTGCCCTTCTCGACTAGGAGATCGTGCCAGTCCTCGTTTCGAGTCTTCACGTCGACGGACTCGTTGAAGATAGTGGTGAAGTCATGCGAACCCTTGCGGGGGAGGACGTCGAGGTCGGGGCATAGGTTGAAAAGCTTGGCGTAGGCCAATTCCCCGCCGATGCCGTCGAGGTCGATGGCGAACCCGTCACGGGGCGACATTTGGGCGTTGCCCACCCCTTTCATCCTGTTGACTCCCTGCCGCAACGAAGCGATCACCCTAGCCAGCAGTTGCTCGCCCTCCGAGAGCTTCATTTCCCTCCAAGCTCGCATCAGAAGGGGACGTCCTCATCCGGGGCAATCGGTTGTTCTTCGGGCTGGGTTTCGGGGTCGGGGGTGGATTGGTCGGGTTCGGGGACGGGTATCGGCTTGCGCAGCCTATTCCATCCCTTCTCCTCGTAGACGCTCGCCCTGAAGCGCTTCCCCTCCAGCTTGATGGGGTCGAGCGTGAAGTCTCCATCGGGCTTTATTCCGCAAGCGGTCAGGAATTCCCACACCATCGGGAACGCCTTCTCGGACAGGTAGAGGAAGTGGTAGAAGCTTCGCTCGTCCTCGTCCATCACCTTGAGCTTGATTCGGGGGTCTCCCGCTCGGGTGGTCAGGAGATTGCCGTCAGCGTCCTTGTCGGAGGCGTAGACCACCTCCAAGTCGTAATCGCCGGGAGGCATCAATTCGTGTTTCGGTTTCGATTCGTACGCGCTCGTGGGCGCTGGTATGTTGTAGGTACTCATGATTAGGTGGCGCGGAAGACTGCCTCCGCTACCTTTCGGGTTAATAGTAAATCGTTTTCGAGATAGGCCATTGCTGCGGTTTCGTCCTCCATGAGCAACTCGGAGAAGAACTTGCCGCTTCCGTTCTTGCCCGAATGACCAAGAGCCTTGGCGAATCGGTCGAGACTGATTAGTTCGCGGTAGTCGCCGCACTGCCAAGCTTGCATGAGGTCGATGAAGAAGTCGGGCCAGTACCGATTGTTCTTCGGCAGAAGTCCCGGCGGCACCCTGACCCCGTTGACGATGGATCGCCTGACGAGGAACGGAAGATCGAAGTTGAAGACGTTGAACCCCACCCAATTCAGACTGTCGCCCTTGGCGTGGTAGTCCTCGTCGGCAGCTTCCCAAAAACGCTCAAGCAGGGCCTTCTCGTCCTTCTGATTGGACAGGAGGATGGTGACTTCGCCGTCACTCCACCCAATGGCCAGCACGCGCCCGTACTCTGCCTTCAGAGCGGCTTTCGCCTTGATGCCGCGCAGATGCTTGTCCTTGGCCTTGGAAATCTTCTCAAGCGTCTTTTCGAGGCCGAGGTTCCCGGTCAATACCGAATCGGGGTCGAACTCGGGCGCAATGCGCTCGATCTCCCTGTCGGGGAGTCCACCAGTTTCGACGTCGAATACCGTGAACTTGTTCATGCTTCCGATTCCTTTTTCAAGACCCATTGGGCGACCAACTCACCGAAGCCATCGACCCCCTTCTCCACGATGCGCTCCTGCACCGAGGTGGGAACGTCGTCCAGCGGAATGTCCAGCGCCGCCAAGTAATCCGCAGCCCTTGGGATCGCCGCTATGATGGTGGCGGCATCGTCCTTTTCCTCCACGGGTTCGGTGGAAGTTTCGGTCTTTGGTTCGTGCCTGTCCTCACCCGCGGTTTCGGTCTTGGGTTCACCCTTCCTGTGATACCCCTTCTTGGGTTCCTCCTTCTTGGGTTCCTCCACCTTCTTCTTGGGTTCCGCAGGTTTTTTCTTGGGAGTCGCCTTCTTCCTAGCGGGTGGTTTGGCGATCTCGGGATCGTAGGCGCTGCGACCCATCGCGGCCTCGCCGTCATCGTCCTCCGCGCCCAACCCCACCATCATCTGCCAAGAGTACCTCCGGGCATAGGTCAATGCGCTGCCGATGCCCTGCGGGGTGCCGTCCTTCGGTTGCAGACGCAAGCGTCCCCGAATCCATTGCCCGGAGGAGTGCATCAATTGAGTCACCACGTACCCATCGTCGCAATACTGCACGATGCTGAGATCGTTCGCCGTCAGGGGATACCTCGATGCCTCGATGACCTCGGTGAGGTCT